TGATATTGATCAAGCTGAGAAAATGGCAGAGAAGCCACCGTGGTACAAGCTACTGGGTGGGGGTGTCCAAGCGCAAGCTATGGAAGTGTTTCTTGCAAGGAAGCAAGCGCAAAGGATGCGTGATGAATTGCGGGAGATCATTAGCCACCCTGCAATCCTTGGTCCTAGCCATTGGCAAGAGTTCTTGAGGATAGAGGCTGAGATTAGAAAGCAAAAGCGAGAGCATGAGTTTCGCCGCATGGAAATAAAGCAAGCTATTATTGAATGGGCTGCTGGTATTCTTTTGTTTATTGTTTTGATGGGCGGGTTGGCTTTCTTTGTTTGGCTGGCTAATGCTTGATCCTGTTGGTAAATTTTTTATACTCAGAACTAACAGGAGGACAGAAGGATGAGTGACGATCTGGTGAAGCAGCTGCGTGATTGCGCCATCGCAGGAGAGATCGGATGCAAGGAATAAATCTTATGCAAGGCGACTGCCTTGAGAGAATAAAAGAGATAAAGGATGGATCAGTGGACATGGTTTTGACCAGCCCGCCGTATAACATTGGCAAGGCTTACGAGACTGTGGTTCCGCTTCGTGAATATGTTGACTGGCAGAGCTGCATCATAAGAGCTGTTTCGTCTAAACTTAAAAACGGCGGTAGTATTTGCTGGCAAATTGGCAACGCTGTGATTGATGGAGCTGTTTACCCAATTGATTGTTTACTGTTCAGCGCATTCATTGACGCTGGGTTGACGCCACGAAACCGCATTGTGTGGACGTTCGGACATGGCCTTCACTGCAAACGTCGTTTTTCTGGAAGACATGAAACCATCCTGTGGTTTACGAAAGGGAATGACTACACGTTCAACCTAGATGCTGTCAGGGTTCCATCAAAGTATCCGCAGAAGAAATACTACAAAGGCCCCAAAAAAGGGATGGTGTCCAGCAATCCTCTTGGAAAAAATCCAGAGGATGTTTGGGCAATATCAAACGTAAAGCACAATCACCCTGAAAAAACGGAGCATCCATGCCAATATCCAGAGCATCTATGTAATAGGCTTGTTCTGGCGTTGACAAACAAGAATGATACAGTCCTTGACCCATTTATGGGTAGTGGCACGACAGGCGTTTCCTCAAAGAACCTGAGCCGTTCTTTCATAGGCATTGAATTGGATGAAAGGTATTTAAGAATTGCTCAAGACCGCATCATGCGCTCCGATACAGCAAAATCGGCCATCGCAGGACTGACAGGAAAGTAACGACGATGCTTGATCCTGTTGGTAATCTTCCTTTCGCCGTAGAAGCTCAGAGAAGCCGTGAGAGCATAGAGAACCATCAGGCACAGCAGCAGGTACAAAAACAGCATAACCGCGCTCACAAGCTCGCTAAGGCGCTAGAAAGGCAACAATTAGACCTGATGTTAAGTTACGATAAGTTTGGAGCGCACAATACTGGGCTTCAACCACAGGGTCAGGTAGTGGATATCTCTGTTTAATAATACTCTACTGGCCTGCGATACACTGGATCATCATCCCACTCATCCGTGGGTAGACGGATAAACCCACCCTGTCTGAACCGCATTAAGGCCATAACTGTGGAGTCAACAAGGTCATCGTTGGACATAAACGGAAATCCTGCGATTTCTTCTACTAACTCATCTGCCCATCGGGTGGACGGAACCCACGCCATGCCAGATGCAATAATATCAGCTACAGAATTAAGCCGTGCAAGCTTGTCTCCTGTCCCCCTGTGGGGCGTATACTCTTGTACAGGTAGCCCCATACGCCGCATTTCTTGGTAAATCGCCACACCAGAGGACTTTTTCTCCACGATAAACGCATCTGGCTCCCAATTTCTGTATTCTCGCATGGCAAGTTCTTTTAATTCAGGAAATTCCAGCCGTTCTTTGATAGAATCCAGCAAAATAATGTGTCGTGCGTTCTCTTCTTCATTGAAAAACACGCCCCATGTGGTCAGCGCAGTGTAATCGGCGCGATTATGCTTTTCTGCGGCGGCGTCCAGCGACATAATCACGTACTCCACGGACGGTGGGTCGTCGTGAGGCCATATTCCCCACCATTCTCGCTTAATTATTGACGCTTCTTCAGCCGTAGGTTGTTGTTGATACTGTGCATTCCACTGGAACGTGGGCATTGACGCTTTTGTGCGCTCTAACGCCGCCAAATCAAAGAACTCAGGCCACAACGGCTTCTTTATCGGCTTACCTTTGCTGTCCTCAGAGTCCAAAAGTGCGGGAAACTCCACAATTTCGTACTGATCTGCGAGGTCATTCTTCACCATATCGTTAGTCACACGCCCCGTGAGGTCGTCCATGTGCCAACGAGTCTGGACTATGGCAACCCTACCGCCCGGCATAAGGCGAGTACGTGCGCCGAAGGTGAACCACTCGTATGCTTTGTCGAACACAGAGAAGTTTCCATTAATAACATCTTGCTCAGAATGAGGATCATCAACAAGGAGCAAATCAGCGCCACGTCCCGCAAGGGCAGACCCAATACCACACGCAAAATACTCACCTCCAAAGTTTGTGTTCCACCGCCCAGCCGACTTACTGTCCACCGCCAGAGAAACTTCTGGGAATATTTCCCTGTATTCTGCAGTAGCTATGAGGTTACGCACCTTCCTACCGAAATCAACCGCGAGGTCCGTGGTGTGGGACACCATCATAACCTTTTTACCGGGGTTACGCCCAAGGAACCACGCTGGATAAAATATAGAAACTAACTGTGACTTACCGTGACGGGGTGGGATGTTGACGCATACACGATCCGACGAGCCATCTTCCAGCGCCATCAGCTTGTCTGCGAGTATGCGGTGGTGCCTACCAACCTTATAATCTAACTGCATCCGCTTACAAAACGCTATCAGGTCATCATGTGCAGACTGGTTAGCGTTTCTCGTGGAAAGTTCTTCCACTATCTTGTCTATCTCCTGCAGTTCTTCAGGAGCAAAACTGTCCAGATTTTTTAGCACGTGCTGTATGTCTTCTGGGGAGAAGTCCATACCTGCAGCGATTTCGGCGAGGCTCGCCCCTGCGGATGCAGGGCTATGGGGGCTAGTCGTCATCTAGTCCTAATTCCTTGTCCACGTCGATGGTAGTGCCTTCTATAACGATAGCTTCTTCTACCTCGGGGTGGGGTTCTGGGTTTATAAGCCTTGTCAGCTTTTCCCGCAGTCTGTCTTTTAGGTCATCCGTAGTCTGGTGGGTTATTGTAACCTCAGTCTTTTCAGCAAACAATCCTACATCGCTGATCTTACCCAACAGTTCTAACGCACGGATACGCACCCGTGGGTCTGGGTTCTCAGTTTCTTCAATCAGCTTGTTTGTGACAAGATGTCGCACCTGCGTAGCCGATTTCACTACGGAATGACCAAAATCTTTCAAGATGCGATCTGTCATCAGCAGGGTGGCTGGGGTGAGGTGGGCTACCCGCTTGGGGGTTGCAGCCTTTGAAGTTTTGTCTGGATCTTCTGCGTAAGACACCGCCAGTGCAGCAGCCACGTCCTTATCGTCTTGGTTGGGTTTTATCTCCAAACCATTCTCATGCAGAAACTCTGCTGTTCTTGCAGCGGCGCTCGCTTTGACTGCGAGATCTTTGATTTTAGGTGGGGTGCGTTTTGCGACCCCTGTTTCGGGTTCGATATGTATAGCCATGTTCGCAACATAGTCAGATTTGGTAAAAACGCAAAATATTTGTGCAGAATAGTATTATATAGTTGCACGGCGCGCGCGGCTGTGGAGGGGGGTGGGGGGTAGGTGGGGTCAATATATGTCGGTACGCTCTGCGCCGGTAAACCAATCACACGTCAGAAAGGTAGTGATTCACTACCTCGCGCGCCTGATAATAGGACAAGCCATGCCAAATCACGTATAAAGATGTTGTCAGGCGGCGATGAGCGCCTCTGATTAACCTCAACAGTCTAACAAAATTGGAGAACAATCATGACTGTAACAAAACACAACACACCAAACCTCAATGATGAAGTTGCTACAGACATTAGCAAGTATGCACGCAACCGCGTGACTGGCGATAAGTTGCAACACACAATGGTTGCAACCATGCAACGTGCTGGTTTTATCAGCACGGATTGCATAAGCCCAAAATCCGGCGGATCGACCGCGACGCAGGAGTCGTTTGATTTTATCAAGGCGGCAATTATGTCTGGTTTCCCAAAAGGCGTTCCAGAATTGTGCGCCATGACCGCCAAGGCAGCGGGCGATAAGGTCATTGACGGTCGCAACCGCTCATACTGGTCAAAGCAACCAAATTCCATTGTCGCCGCTATCGGTCGCGCCCTCAAAGTAAAAGAGGAAATCGACGCGGAAATCGCGGCGGGCAAGGCGGGCGCTGACACTCGCACACGTACGCCAGAAATGATGGTACGTGACGCCTTGGCGGATTGCGTCAAAAAGATTCAAAAGGCCGAGACGTTCAAAACGTCGATGGACCTCGACGATCTGGTTCAAAACCTCAACGCCTTGATCAAGGTTATTGGGTAATGCAACCTGCCAGTAAATATACACTGGCATTGATGGCGCGATCCCCGCGCCATCAATTGCTTCGCAACAAAGAATATCTAATCGAGCAATTCGGAGAAAAAGCATGGAAGGATTTACTTCTATTAAACGCCTCATACGAAAACAAGTTGACGCATGGGGAATTGTCTACACGTGCTGGTTTTACATTGCGTCCACCTGCGCAATGACACTGTTCACGCTACTGATACTTTTTATCTAACCCACCGCCCCGAGCCGAAAGGTTCGGGGCTTTTTTTGTGTCTTGATTTTGGTAGTTATTCACTACCCCATTGATGCCAGTTCTCGAAGCAGCTTCGCGCCTTTCGCACTTCGCGGCTAAATCGGCGCGCCTCAAAAGAAGTAGTGATCCACTACCTTTTCGATACCAGTTCTCAAAGCAGCTTCGCGCCTCAGACTAAACGCACAGAAAGAAGTTGTGGTGTGTAGGCCCACGGAAAATTTTTACACCTGCACTTTTATACTGCATGTGGGAAGGTGTAGTGTTTCACTACCTTTTCGATACCAGTTCTCAAAGCAGCATTGCGGATTTTATAATGTTCGCAAAGAAGTTCCATAATGTTCGTTTTTGCATAAAAATAAGTTATTGATTTTAAAGTAATGTTCCTAATGTTCCTAATGTTCGCAATTTAAAAAGATACCCTATATACGAGGCCCCCTCTTTTTGCGATTGTTCGCTTCACCACATCCACACAAAAACCCGCCTCATAACCCAAGAACAAACGAACTTTCGAACATTGCTTTATTTTCAATGACTTACAGACACCACTAAACGAACATTAACGAACTTTACTCTGGCAACGTATTTGTAGTGAAACACTACCAAACTAAACGAACATTAGGAACATTATCTCATACAACACCATATGACATCATACACCACGAAAACTTGACATTTGTCACTATATATGCTATAGTGAAAGAAGTTGTGGTAAACAGCACAACGCAAAGGCAATCCTGCCAACAAAACAAACTGTAGTGAAACACTACCGAAACTGATGGAGAACTGAATGATGGCTAGAAAGAAAGTGACCTGCCACCTATGCGGCGAGAAGTTTGACTATCGTCGTAGACAACTTGGCTACAACTTCTGTCTCGACTGCGGAGACATCCGCGCCGAACAACACCGTGCGTCATGGTGCGTTGCACCTATCGCACACAAGCAAGCGGCGACACTTATCACACGCCGCGAAGACCTACTCGGTCTAAACAAATATGCTAACTAATGGAGAGCAAAATGAACGCTATGAATCAATTCAACGGTAGTGAAGCACTACCACAGAACGCACCGACACTCGCATCGTCTTCGATGCTTGGCGAGCTAAACATCCGTAACTGGATCGGACGCAAACTCGACAAGCGCGCATCACAAGATGTTGTCACACAAAACCACGCAGAGGCAGGTGTTGCCAACGTCAACAAAAAGCTACTCGCAGACAGTGACAACTTACGTGCGATACAACAACACGTGAATGCGACACGCGGCATACACGCTGCGATGACGATGCCTTGGTCAAACTCTGGCCTACGTCTGCTGCCAACCAAAATCTAT